TACCCAGCCCCATAATGGCGCAGAGGACGAGACGCAGGTTTTCGTTCATCGGTTGTTCTCCGTTATCAAAAAACATCAGGGACGCAGCCACCTGACGCATCCCGTCCAGCACCGGCATGTTGGTGAGTGCGGCGTTAACCAGCTCGCGCACGTTCCCCTGCTCGTCATAGCGGAAGGTCGGGGACACGTAGCGGTACTCGTCCGCCTGAATCAGTGAGGCAGCGCGGGTCGTCCACTTAACGTCAGCAAACAGGCCTTCACCTTCCACCCAGCTCAGGGACTTAAACCAGCCTGACGCAGGCACCGGGCCGCTGGCCTTCGGGGCATTCAGGGACTGGTGCTCATAGTCAAACTGGTAGTCATTCACCCGGCTGTTGGCGGTATCAATCAGACGCTGCGCCAGTACTGCATCCAGAAACCAGCGCTGACCACCTGACGGCGCACCAAACCAGCCAGCAGGAAAGAGCTGAATGCGGGCGGTGTTGTCCTTGTTGATGCCTGAAAGTGAGGCCGTGGCGAGCTTCCACATCGGTGTATTGCGTCCTGAAACTGTCAAAGTGGGGACAGGATAGGCGGCAGGCTAAAAGCCCGACAGTTACAGGGGTGAAGCGGTATAAAAAGAGGGAGTATTCAGGGGAATCAGACAGTAACACCGGGGCCACGTGGCGCAACCCCGTTTAAAACCCGTTTAAATCGCACAGAATGGCGTTAAAACGATGGAGAGGTAATACGTTACCCCTGAAAGCGGAAAAACACCACAGGGGCTGTTTGTGGGCGTTTCAGTCTTCCCCGCCAAGATGGTCAATGACTGCCTGGCGGATAGCGTCGTTATCATCATCCGTCAGGCTGAGGAATGGACGGGCCGGAATATCTGAGCCGGGGTGATTGACCTGGCTTGCAAAGCGTCCGTTAAAGTACAGCGCTTTTTTGTTGCGGGGGCGGATGATGTGGGGGCGGGTTTTGCCGCCCATCTGGTGAATTCGGGCATAGACAACATTGGTGCCCACCACCGCCTGATCGTTATCGGCGAACGGCTCAATGGAACCGTGTAAACGTCCGGTCTTCATTAGCGGCTTACCGTCTCGATACTGCAGCGGCTTCCATGCCGGACGCCCGCCCTGAACAAAGTTTTCATCCACCGCATCGAGCATGATACCGGCGACCTTATTCATCAGCGGCTCACGGTGCTGGCAGCGTGCGGCCAGCTTGTCCAGCCAGTCGCGGAACTCGTCAGAAATATCGATATCGAGCTTCATGCATCCCCCTCCGGCAGCGCCCCGTCAATCAGGCGGGCGCGTGCGACAGCTGCAGGTGACCACGGCACCGACGATACCGGCTCAAAGCCATCAGCGCTGCGGGCAAGCGTGACCACGCTGTAGCCCGTTAAATCTTCCACCACCATCAGCAGCGACTCGCCGCGCTGCAGCACGGCCACCGGGTAACGAAGTGCCGACGCCAGACGCCCCAGCCATGATGCACCGATCTCCCGCAGGCTTACCGCTGTCTGTGCCGGTAAGGTGATCACCGGCGAGGGTAACGTTGCACTGTCGCTGATTGCCGCCAGCACTATCGGTGACAGTGCGCCAGTGCGGCGAAAATCCTTACCGGGACGTGCAGACAGTGAGCGCACCCAGCGATCGAGGTCGCGGTTCATCGCCGAGGCCAGCCGGTTATTACGCAGCGTTTCATACACGGCCTGCGCGGCAAGGCGTGGAGGGGCGTCCATGCTTTTCTCCAGCAGCGACTGGCCCAGCCCCGCCAGATACCCGCGCCCTGGATTGAGGTGAAAGCCCGCATCCGGCACCATCATCCGCCCGGTCTTCGGATCACGAAACGCGGTCACTGAGCGCATCTCCCCGTCAGTGCCGTAAGGCTGCTGGATTGTGGTCATGTACGCTTCCGAGGATTCAACACCAACCGGATGCGCATCAACCTGAGCCTGCGTGAGCGCCCTGACAAAGCACCGGCAGTTATAGCCATTCGGCGGGAACAACTCATTCCAGATGGGATCGTCCCAGCGAAAGATACGCCCGTGCAGGGCTGCATGCGCAGGCCGGGTGCGACCGTCCATGATGGCGTTGTACTGCCAGTAGGGGCGCTCTTTCGCATTCGCCACCATCCACTGCCAGCGGCCCGCTGCATGCGCCGACTGGATGTTGGTGCGGAAAATGGTGTCAAGGCGGTACGGCATCAGCTTTTTGCCCTGCAGCACACCATCGTCATCGGCAACCAGCCCGCGCCCCAGCCAGCCCTTACGCTGCAGTAGCGGCTCCAGTTCATCCTGGAACTGGCGGAAGCTCATCCCTTCCGTAAGCGAGCGCGTCAGGCTGTTCTGGATACCGCTGAGAACATCCAGCTTTGTGATACCGGCCACCGCAAACTCCACCGCGTGAGCTTCGTCCTGCATGTCCTTCCAGCTCATGGTGGGCTTCAGCCCCTTCGAGCGGAAGTACGCTATCGCCCGCGCCGGTGGCAGGGTCATGGCAAAGCCTGCGTTGATATCAGGCATCCTGCTGCCCCATTGCATCGGCGATAAACACCGCCTGGCCGACCAGCTCACGCAGGGCCATATCGTTAAGCGTCGGGAAACTTGCCGCGAGCAGCTCAAAGACCTCGTCCGGGTTACGGGCGGCTTTCACTTTATCAATCAACGGTCGGAGCATCGCTTCAGCGGCCTGACTTGCCTGTGCCGCCAGCACTTGTGGGGCCGCATCCAGCTGCAGCTGAAGCCGGTCTGTGCTGCTCTGCGGTGCGGACAGGGCCGCAAGACGGGCCTGCATCGCCTGAGACAGCGCAGCGTCACCTGCCTGCTGGCTGGCCAGCGGCTTCAGGATGGTCTGGCCCTCCTGCGGCAGCGGAATACCGCTTTTATCCGAGACCCAGTCAGCAGTGATTTCAAAGCCCGCCTGCTGGGCGCTGTTCACCACCTTCATCAGGTGCTCAAGGTCAACAGCCTCGCGGGCATCAAACTCCAGATACGGTGCACGCTCCGGGTTAAAACGCCCGTTCATCGCCAGCACTGGCCACAGCAGCTGCTGCGTCAGCGTTTCCGCCGACACCCAGGCATCACCGACCAGCAGGTCGTGGCGCACTTCGTTATGGACGTTGCCAAGCGCATTTGTGGAGCTGGCACCATCGGCCTGGCTGGTCAGCGTCCCGCCAAGAATGACCTTCGACTGCACCTTCTCGCACCAGTTCACCATATCGAAGAACGGCGCACTCTGACCCGCAGACGGGGATACCAGCGAAATGTCGGCATTGGAAGGAATAATGCCGCCGCCCTCGCGGGCCAGCATACGGATACCGCGCAGCAGGTTCAGGCGCTCTTTGTCAGTCATAGAGGCATCATACTTACCGATGCGGAACGGCAGACCGTAGAGGTTCAGGAACTGCGCCCAGTCGCGGGCAGACAGGTTTTTGAACAGGTACGTCCAGACCAGCACGCGGAAGAGACCACTCTGTGCGACCGGGCCGGATTTGGACTTGTGCTTATGCACTATCCAGCCCATATCCCACAACTCCTCGCCGCCAACACCGCCCCGGTTCAGTCGGATGCTGTCAAGGTCGCCCTGCGGCATGGTAAAGGCCCGCGCCGGTCGCTTATGGAACGCTGACGGAAGCCACAGCGAACCTTTGCGGCCCCATTCGATCTCGATGCATGAAAAGCCGTGGCCGATGGCGTCCAGCATATCCATCAGCATCTCGCGGAATCCCGGCAGATGGCGCAGCCACCAGTCGGCTTCCGCCGCGACTTTCTTCTCCGCCTCGGTCGCATCCGGTGGCGGTTTGACGGAGAACGGCAACGTCAGCAGCGCACGCTTACGCTTTGACAACTCGGCGAACAGATGGCCGTCGCGCTCTTCCATGTCGGTAAACAGGTCGCTCTGTGCCTGAATGTCGCCCTGTTCGGCAGCGCTGAACAGGGCATACACACGCTGGATATCCAGCCCCGTAGAGGGATGAGTCGCGGTATCACCATACAGAAAATCATCGCCGCTGCTCTGCATGTCCTGAGTCTTATCGCGGCTGAAAAAGCGTTTAAACGCGGTTTTAATGTCCATTTACCATCCTCCCGATCCGAACCCGTCAGAGCCGTAGTCGTCATCATCGTCATGCCTGCGGCGCGTGGGTGAGTCAGACTCCACGGCCTCCAGCTGGCTGACTGAAATAAATTCAAAGTTGCCCACGCTGGTTGACGCGATGGCAAACAGCATATGCAGCGCATCCGGGCCGTCATCATGATCGGCCATCGGGAAATGCATCAGCTGTTCGCGCAACGTGGCCAGCGCACGGGCGATCAGAATGTGCTCGCTCTCCATAAAGGGCTGCAGGGACTCAATACGTCCGGCCTTGTCGGTCGAAGGAATAACCGAGCGGGCCGGAACGGGCACACCGGCTTTCAGCGACTCCTCTATCAGCGTCTCGCGCAGGAAGTCCTGGAACTGCACCGACTCAAACGCCCAGGCGACGCAGCCGAACTCGCGCTGCAGCTGGATAACATCGGTAATAATCTTTTTGGGGCGGCGCACGCGGATATCAGCCCGGACAACCTTGAGCACCTTTTTGATGCGGTGCCAGCCGCCAATCAGCAGAGCGCTGGGGTCGTTGCCCCGGCTGTTATGCTTGCCGAGCGACGGGTCGCAGGCACCAAAGTAAATCAGGTCAGGCTCCAGTTCCCGCCACTCATGGATACAGCCGTGGAAGATGGCATGCTCACCGCTGACGGGGTCATTCTGGTATTCGGCGTCGAAGGCACGGGTGCCAACGCGCACACGGATCAACATCAGCGCCAGCAGTGGACGAGCGGCCCACGAAACGCGGGAGCCTTTAAGCAGCGCTTTTTCATGGCGGTTATAGAACGCCTTCGCGGCATTCTTGCCCTTACCACGCAGCACCGCTTCCCACTCATCCCATAACGCCAGATTCTCTGGCCAGGCGAGGATGGCCTGAAAGCGCTTCGCGTTCCACAACGGGTTTTTCATGGTGCGGGCCAGCACGGAATCGTAGTGCAGGATTGACCCGACGTAGATAACATCAAGCTTGACCCCGGCCCCACCCAGTGGCAGCACCGTGCTGTTAAGCCACTTCTCCAGCTTGTCGCGCTGCTTTGGTGTCACCACGTTCTCGTCGTTTTCGAGGTCATCGAGGTGAACCAGATCAGGACGATATGCGCCGTGCTTACGGCCACGCAGGCTCTGCCCCTGACCAGCGGATTCAATTTTGATGCCCGATGCCGTCAGGATAAGACCGATACGCCAGACGCGCCCCTGACCACAGGCCTCCGGGTAGTCCATCCCCAGCCCGGCGTTATAGAGCAGCTCGGCCTTGATAACCTCCAGAGACTCCGCCGACTGAGCGGACGTGTCGAAGGCGATAATGATGAATTTTTTCAGCTCAAGGACGATGCACCACAGGTCGAACAGTTGCTGACCGAGGGTGGTTTTTGCCTCACCGCGAGGCGCGGCGATAACATCGGTCTCCGACTCCGGGCTGCTCACAATCTGCGGGAGACGCTCAAAAAGGTACTCATGCAGCCCGCTGGTCTCCTGGTGGTGCAGGTGATGTTTGAAGTAGGTATTGACGAAAAAGCGGAACCCGGTCACCGGATCAGAGACCTGTTCCCGCCGCGCTTTAATCGCCTCCGGGCTGCTGTCGAGACCGATGCTTTCACTCTCAATGCGATCCCGCAACTCCCCCTGAATACGGGCAATCTTCTCGCGGAAGGCTTTAACAGAAGATTTTGATGCCACAGATAACTAACCTCTTAAAAATAAAGCCTCTCTGTGCCAGGATACTGCTGCCAACAATGACCCTTTAAACAGAGAGGCTTTATGTCTGATACAGAAAAACTCACCATTGAACAGAAGATTGAAATTGCACGCCTGGCGACCCAGATTTATATGACGGAATATCAGTCCGGGCATAGCCATTCAGCGGCTAAACTGAACCGGGATGAAACCGATAAAATGTCGCATGATGCGCTGGAAATCGCCGTTGCTAATCAAAAGTTGCAGGACATACGGACTGACTTTCAGCACATTTATCAGACACTGAAGACAGCTATCGCGGGCGGTTCAGACAATCAGTAATGAAACGTGCGGCTCCATCGGGGCCGTATATCACCTGTAGTGCCAGCCAGAGGTCATTCCTGAAGCCAATCGTGTTCAGTCGTTCGCCAAACGCCTGCTCCAGCAAATCAACAATCCGGCTTATCTGCGGTAAACCATATTCAGCGTCATTGATGGTGGAGACTGGCTCGTTGTTAGCGGCCTGAATTGCCGTCAGCAGACGATTGCGAAGCTCACGTGCGCAACTCACGTCTGGAGTACCGAGGTAAAAAGGCTCAACGTAGTCGCAAAACACAACAACGGTTTCGCCCTGAACCTCGATGGCGCGAATATCATTCGCCCGGACAGCAAAACGATCATCAAGCTCAATCATTGGGTTAGCCATATTTCTTCTCCACTATCTGTTGAAACTCAGGTAATACGTCCAGAAAGCCCGCCATCAGCGCCGGGTGTTTATCGCTGAGAAAGGCCGCTAAATCCTCCACCACGCCTGCCGCGACGATCAGACGGTCGGTCTCCGGCAGAATGCGCTTGCTGGCGGCAATCATCTTGTTGAAGCCGTCCTGCAGCTTCGCCAGCAGACTGGCGTAGTCATCGGCAGGCATCGCCGCCTGACCGTCTGCACCTTCACGGGCCTTGCGCAGCTGTTCCATCGCATGCTTATGGTGCTCAAGGAACTCCAGCAGCAGGTCACGGGTGATATCCTCCGGCACACCGGACGACAGGCGACGGGCTGCACGCTGCTTGTCCCAGTCGTCACCGTTCTCCCGCGACTCACGACGCCAGCGGATAACTGACGCAACGCTGACCCCGTGCATCGGCCCCAGCACTTCGGGGGCGATCCCCTGGGCGATGTAATCGCGCCTGACGGCATCCCTGACCGCTTTCGGGTGCGCCATCAGCGGCCCCCCGTGGCATCAGTTCGGCGGTCTATACGGTCGTTCATACGCTCAATCGACTGCTTGATTTCCGAGAGCATGGCCATAATCTGCTCCTGATCGCGCAGGGCATCGGATTTGAGCTGAAACACGGTGTACATCTGGCGGTTTTCCTCCCACAACCGGTTAATCGTGGAGTGGAGTGTTTTGATCC